TAGCAGCGGCTTTGTTTCGTCAAAAACCCTGACGCTTTGGGCGCCCCTAAAAAACTCGTACTCGGAAGAAGAGTCATCGGCGCGAACGCCTGTGCGGGTTGTGCGCTTCTGCCACCATCGGCCGTAAGAGTAAAAAATCTGGCCAATCCTGACGGCCTTGAATTTGCAGCGGCGCCAGCTAACATCTTTGATGGACAAGCCATCCTGCACAAGACTAGGCATTGCCAGTACGCAAGTTAATAGTTTCCAGCGGCATCGACTGCCAGTTGCCGCACCATGTAAAAGGATCAATCGTTGGGAAAATGGCGTCATTGCTTGCGCTGACTGCCTGAATTGCGTAGCGGCATTTAATTCCGCGCCTGAAATAGCAGTTGCTACACGATTGAGCCTTGAGGCTTTCTGGCGGATCAATCATGGGAAAGCTCATTGTTCATTCTCCTGTTGAAGTTGGGATTGATCTTGTCTGATTGCGGCACGTTTTGCCGCCATTGCTTCAGGCCGTGAGCAAAAATGGCCCAGCAGCCTGCGATTATGCCATGCCATCCAGACGCCTTCTATCGCTGAATAGCGAATCTGGCTCCGATACCACGCCGGCCGGCCAGCTGGCCTGCGGCCTGGGATATGGTTGGGCCGCCGGTAGGGCTCTTCGGACAGCGCGAGGTTGCCGATCCTGAGGTTGCAGGGATCCCCGTCGATCGGAACGGGGTGCAGTGGCGCCGGATCTGCCCCGTAGAACAGAGCCCAGGCCACCGCTGCGGCCCGCCAGTAGGTGCCGTCGAGGTAGAGCGAGGGAATGCCCCGGACGTTGGTGCCGGCCGGTGCTCCTGGCGCCCGTGGGCCGCGCTGCTGCAGGTAGGTGAAGGTGCCGGCGGTCGGGTCGTAGTGGAACGTCTCGCGCAGCAGATCGAGTGCCGGCAGTGGGAGCGCTGCAGTCATCGGCTGGCCATGGTGCCTTGCTGCCGGCACTGCTGCCAGCTGAGCGGTGAACAGTCGTCGATGCGATGGATGCTGTGATACCACGCGCCGGCTGGAATGGCAACGATCAGAAAGCCAAGAAGGTGGTCCCAGCGAATCACGGGGGGCTTCCTGCGGCGGGAACGCAAGCGGGCGGGTGCGCGACGGATGCGGCGTGTCATGGTTGGCGGTTGAAGGACAGGGCAATTATCGCAGACTCGGGTTCCGTTCCGCGGCTGTTAGTGACGGGTCTTCGTCATCGAAGTCTAAATCCAAGTCGCTGTCGTCGCAGGGATCCTCTTCTTCGTCCATTGGCTTTGGCGGGTTGATAGGCGCAGAGCGCAAGCTGGCGATGACTGATTCAGCAAAGGCAACAGCAGAATCTTGATCCTTGACCGGCACCGGCGCAGGGCGGCCCCAGCGGGCCATGGCGGCCTTGGTCCATTCAACGCACGCCACAAGGGGCACTGCGCCGAAATATGGAAACCCAAAGCCGTCTTTCCACCATTCCCGAAAAGCGGACTCAATCTGCTCATCCGTAAGCTCAACCGGCTCGGGCGGGCTTACGGGCTGGGCCTCGGCCAGCAGGGCGCGGATCTGCTCCACCACGCGGCCGGTGCGGATGGAGAGGTCGTCGTGATCGGTTGCGCCGTCCAGTTGCTCGACCACGGTGGCCAGTATAATGCGCAGTCGGTCGTTGTTCATTAAATGTCCCCCTTGTAATAACTAAGGTGAAAAGAGGCCCGAATGGTTAGCATAAGCGACAGAAAAACATTAAGCCAACTTGCGGAATAGCCGTTACCAACTCCAGAAACAAGATTTTCTAGGTTGGCAAAAAACAGGCCACCACAGCCAAACACCATTGCCAATGCTGCGGTTTTCTTGATTACACGGCCGCTCATCGCCCCAGCTCCCGGCGGAGCGCATCGGCAGCGGTGTAAAGGTAGTGCTGACTGGACAGCCAGTCGGCCATGGCGAGGATTGCGCGGCGGGCTTCGGGCGTCCAGTCGCCAAGGCTTGCGGCGGCGATGGCCTCCGCCACGCTGCGAACCAGCTCCCCCTGCGCCGCCGGGATGCTCGGGGCGGGTTGCTGCTGCGCCTGCTGCTGCGCGTCGGCCCTGCCCATCTCGTAGATGCGCTCCGCGATCCAGGATTGGGGGTCGGAGCATTCAATCGGGGGAACCAGGGCCACGCCACGAAAATGGGAAACGAGCGGTGACTTGGCCGGCTGCTGCGCCTGCTCCAGCCGCTCCTCAGCACACTCCTCAGCACACTCAAGCCGCTCCACGCGGGAGAGCAGTTCCATAAAACAGTCGGCGTCGGGAGCGCGGTCAAAATCACATGCCGCAAAGTATGCCCAGCTCTCAGGCCGGGCGGTGTGGTCAATCATCGAGTCTCCTGTGGGTTAGATTTGTGCTTGTTAATCGCTGAATACAGCGTTGCCGGATTAACCGTTGTTTCGTAGGTGGTGAACCTGTGGCCGCATTGCTTACATTCCTTACGGCGCCTGATGGCGCCTCGCGCCGTGCGGCGGGTTTCCAGAACTTTTGCTGCAAACGTAGATTCGCAGTAAGGACATGGAATGCCGCTGCTTTCGGTAGGATTAGGCATGGCTGGCCGTGCGAATTGCCGTCACATCGGCCGGCTCTTGACCGTCAGGCAGGACATAAATGTCCTCCTGTATGCCGGCCAGCAAGGCAAGGTCGGTCATTTCACCTTGCTCGCCATGGCAGACGATCTTGCAGTGATCGTCCTTGGAAACCCAGAGATTGAAGCGCATTAGTTCATTCCGCAAGTTGGCGTGGGATCGTGGATCTGGATTGCGCCTTCAATGAGCGCCAGCGCATAGGCAAGCTGCTTGATCGAGACACCGTTGGGGGCAGCGTGGTGGATTCCGCATACACCAACGCAACCGCTGTGGCGGGAAAGAAAGAAAATGTCCTCTCCATGCCTCATGTAGACGTTGCCCTGGATGCAAATGGAAACGCTGCTCTCAAAGTTGGGTTCTGCCGCTTTGGTTTGATCGCTCATTGGATGGGTGCCGAACAATGTCATTCTGCCCCATGGCACGGCAGGATGGCAAGCGCTGGTGTCGGCCTCTTAACATTTAGTAACGCTGCCCAGCAAGGCGCTGATCGCAGTGGCCATAGGGGAGCCCCAAAGAGCGCTCGATGCGGCGTTTTTGATCGTCCGTCAGGCCTTCCGGGTTGTTTGCCCAGGGCCACAGGATCGCCGGATTGAAGTTTTTAGCTTCAACAAGATAGATATTTTTCTTGGCTGCCTTGACGCGCTTTTGGATGCGCTGCTCATACAAGTCATGGATGGACAGCTCTTTCAGCTCTTTGCGATCCCCCTGCGCCATCAGTGCAGCCCTTGGGCCTTCCGGCTTTTCCTCTACTTCGCAGTCTTCGTTAAGCTGTAGCTGCCTTTTTGGTGTCTTGACCTTGCCTTCCAGCGTCCAATCAATCGGTTCGTGAGGCAATGGCAGGTGCTCCCAGCAGTTGCCGTGGTCGATAATCAACGCTGTTTTTTCCGGCCGGTCTGGATCCATGCGCAGCACGCGGCCGATCAACTGCTTCCAGAGACGCAATGAGCGGGTCGGACGAATCAGCTGCAGGCATGTTGCTGCCGGCAGGTCCAATCCCTCGTCAATGAGCGCGACCGACACGATCACTTTCAGATCGCCGGCAGTGAACCGCTCAAACGCATAATCGCGGTCCCGCTGGGAGGTAGTTCCGATGACAACCTCGGCGCTGACGCCTCTAGCGTTGTATTCCTCGGCCAGTGCGTAGGCATGATGCACGCTGACAGTGACCGTAATTGTCGGGTGCAGCTGCGGGTTGAAGCGTAGCAAATCTCGCAGGAAGTCACCCTGAACGCTTAGGATGCGCTCTTCAAGAACGTCCTTTTTGTAATCGCCGTTCTGTATTGCTGCCCCTTTCGTGTCAACAACGGCATCATCGCCGCCGAACATTTTGTATTTGCACAGCGATCCGTCGTCCATCAGCTGCTTTGGCTGCGGCCCGAGGATCAGCTTTGTTATGCCAAACTTGCCCAGACCGGCGCCGGTTGGCGTTACTGGGGTGGCCGTTGCGCCGCCAAAGAATGCTGGCTGCATTTCTCGGATGATCTCTTGATACGTTCGCGCTTGAATATGATGCGCTTCATCAAGTAGCAGCACCCTATTGCGAAACGTCGAAATTGCGCTGCGACGCCTGGCCAGCGTCGGCATCATAGTCACTACAATGCCGCGATCTTCTGTGACACGATTCGCGGTGTAGAAGCCAATCGGCTCATTGCAGTGCTTGCGGCATGATGCAGCAAGCTGTTTGATGATCTCGTTCCGATGCGCCGCCAGGACAACATCGTAGCCCCATTCACGGTAGAGCCGTGCTATCTCAGCCATCATCACGGTTTTGCCGGAACCAGTGGGGGACACCAAACATGGCGCCCCGCCCTGGTTCATGTGCTCAACCGTCAGGCCAACCAGATTGTGCTGGTAGTTCCTGAGGTTGAACATTAGCCCTTCACTTCCTGCACTTTCCAGGTGTGGGCCTTCTCTGCCATTTCAGCCTTGCCGGCCTTGAGGTAGCGTGCTTGCAGGCGGTGCGAATCTTGGGAGTATTCGTCCTTGTAGTCATCGCCCACCTTGAAGTAGCTGCCGGTGCCAACGCGCTGCAGTCTGACTTTGCGGGTTGAGCCGTCAGAGAAGAGCGTGGACATATCGGTTTTGGCCGCGATGGCATCGGCGGCAAACATCGCTTCCAGTTCGGCTTTGACGTTGCTGATCTCTGCCTTGATTTGTTTTTCCTGTTGCGTCAGAACAAGCAGCTTGACGCCCAGTTGCTGCTGGGCGTCAAGCTGCTGGGCTTGCTGCGAGTCTTGAGGCTGCTGAGAGCTTGTCATGGCTGGTGTTGAAGGTCAACCCGCTAATTGTAGCACCTCTGCCAGCCGCTGCATTACCTCGTCTCGGCTTGGCGAGGAAAAGTTTGTGTTTCCGCTGGTGGACCGAAACTGGTAGAAGATGCCTCCCCAGGTGAACTGGATTTTTTCAAGCCGGCCGATCTCGGAACCATCGAGCAGCACCGGCACGATCGCGGCCGGCGGGTGTGGCGCGTCAGGCTGCCCGAGCGCCATGGCCATCTGTAGGCCCAGCTCGTCTGCCGGATGGACGCCTCGGGCAAGCTCCCCGGTGACGGTCATTTCGCCGAAGCTGAGCCGTGGATTGGTCATCGCTGCAGGCAGAATCGCCGGAAAATGTCAAAGTATAGAGAATGGGTCGCACGCATGGCGCTCAGTTATTTTCGTTCTCCATTGCAAAATAAAGCAGCGCAATGGCGTCCGCCTCGTTGTCATCCGCTGGATTGTGGCCTCGCCCCCGTGCAACTGCAATCATATCAGCCTTGTTCGCATTGCCCTTGCCGGTAGCGTGGCGCTTGATTGTGCCGACCGGCACCCCCTGGTAGGGGATGCCATGCTCTTCGCAGAATGAGCCAAGCTGGCTCAGAAAGCCGCCATAAGCGTGAGCGGCGTCAACGCCAAGGTGGCGGCGCACTTCCTCAAACACGATTTGGTCGATGACCTGCGTGCCGCCGGGGCGCGTGATTTCGCTGAGCCAACGGTGAAAGCGCAAGTAGCGCATTCCGCCACCTTCGTACCGCTGCGGCTTGAACGATTGACTGCCGCTGACGATGATGCCATCGTGCTCGCGCACGGCCCATCCGGTCGTGGTGCCAAGGTCAAGGGAAAGAATCGCCTTCATTCGGGCCACCGTATTTCAGTGTCGGCTTGCGGGCAGTGCCTGTCGATCCAGTCCATTGCCATCCTGTCTGTTGCATCCTCGCACAGCGCATCGAACGTTCCAGCAGGCAGCAGAAGTAGCATCATCTCCCCTTCCTTGATAAACGCATGGCCGACGTGGCACTCGCTGATCGAAACGCTGCCGACGCCGGACTGGACATCGACCCGGCTGGCCTCGGACCACTCCTGGCCGAGCAGCCAGTCGCAAACCTCCGGCGGGGGGAGGTTTGGATCTCGCTGATATTTCAGGCAGAACACCTTGATGGTCATGTCAGTAGAAGCCATTGGATCGCTGGGGATTTTTGCTGGTGGTTTGCTGAGTGTCGTCCTTGTCACTGATGCCCATAAGCGCATCTTCTGCGGCCTTTCTGTGCTTCAAGGCCATGCCATGACAGACAGCGGCTTTCCCTACTTGATTGTGCCTGGTGTACCATGCCGCCCGGATTCGCTCGTAGCGAGCGCCGGTAAGATGGTATTCGCACAGGTTGGCGAAGTTGATTTTGGTGGCCATCAGCTTTTCCGAATGGGACGCTTGTATTCAGCCTTCGCAGGCTTCACTTCTTCTTGCTTTTCTTTTCCTTCGGCTCCTTGCTGTGATTCTCCTTCGATTCTTTGTTCGGGCTGGGCTTTTTCTTCGGATACTTGTTCGACACTGGGGAACTCCGCAACGGGAATGATTTTGATGTGTTCGATAGAAGCCGCCAGCTTGCGGGCGTGCTCCCGAGTTTTATTGTACGCTTGAGTGCGCACATTGAGCATGGCCGTGCGACATTCCTCAAAGGTTGAGTAGGCCGGCCCAAAAGGAGAAACCTCTACATCACATTCCAGGAAATCGCCAAACTTCCTTTCCCTTCGACTGTAGACCGCAATTTTGCGGTCCTCATCAACCAGCGCTGGCAAGGGCGCAAGGTCGTCATAGTCATCAGGGATAACCCAGGCTGTTCGCAGTGGCAGTGTTTTGCTCATTTGGCTTTGGGGGGCTTGGCTTGCTTGAGAGCGGCTTTCTTGGCTGCGGTCCTGGCAAGCACGCCTCTTACTGCCTCTTCCCTGCCGGGAGAAGGAGGAATTAAGCCGCGTCGTTCAAGGTCCGTCCAGTCAGTATGCACGCTCGCTTTTGTGGTGCCCGCTAATCCTAGCCCCTTTCAAGCCCGGCGCAGTGTGCCAGTTGCTAGAAACTGTCCACTTGCCTAGTGTGCCATAGTGGGAGCTGCCGCCCGAGGGGGCAGGCATAAAAAGGGGCCGAGCACCGCCAAGCGCCCGGCCCCTAGTCAACCATTCAACACGAGAATCTTACCACATGGAACGGTGGTCGCCATCATCCAGGGGAAATCCCTGCCCAATTTGCGGACGGACAAAGGACGGGGATTGCCGCGTTAGGCAAGATGGGGAAATGGTGTTTTGCCATCGCGGCAAAACTTCCGGCCCGCCTGAGAGGCTAAAGGTCGGCGACGTGCTCACATCGGCCGAGGGTAGGCAGTGGGCCTACACTGGGGAGTCAAGGGACGACAGCAGAGATGGGGCGGTGTTTGTGATCCACCAGGAGCGAGCCGATCGAGACCTGCCGGCTTGCCCGCCCCCGCCGGCCGTGGAGTCGATTTCGACTACAAGAAAGGACACAAACTGCATCGCTACGACATACAAGTATCGGGAGGATCTGCGGGTAGTTCGATACGATTACGAGGGAGAAAAGAAAAAGGATTTCCAGCCACAGTTCTTTTTCAATGAGCACTGGAACATAGGGGCCGGCTCGGAAACGTGGCCCTTTTATGGATCGCTTGACGCAAATGGCGGCACTTCAATTATAGAGGTTGAAGGCGAAAAGTGCGTGAACGCATTGCGTGCTCAGGGAATTGCGGCAATTTCCCATCCTGGCCACCAGCGCGATGAAGCAAGCTGCCGTGCAAGGTACGCGGGATTGCTGGCTGCCAATGTAACGACAGTCTATTTTATTTCCGACAACGATGCGGCCGGCAGGAAGAAAGCAGCTGGCTTTTTGGCTGCCGCACAACTTGCTCAGGTCGAGCTGCGGGTCATCCCTGCGGAGTCCATTTACGATGTTCCCGATGGTGGCAGCGTCGATGACATGCCAGCGGATCAGCTGCATTCGCTGATTGCCGTTGCGATCAAGGCAAGCGCTGGCGCGAAACTTGCACCGCTCAGCCGGATCAGTTACGGCAAGATCAAAAAGGCGCTTCAGGATTTTTACCTAACTGAGCCGCAGTCAGCTGCCGACATTCAGGCCGGCATTGCAGACATTGCCAGCGCTCACGATGCCTCTGTCTTTGATACCAGGAGGATCTGGGATTCTCTGGAAGAGGATCGGAGCGTTACGCAAGAGGCGCTGAGCGCTACTTCTGCGATCCTCAGAAGGCAGGAACTGGAGATTAAGCGCAAGGCCCTGCAGCTATCGGATTATCTGCCCGAGTCGATTTGCGGCGCAGTCGAAGAGCTGACAGGAAACCTTGCCTGTGATCCGCTGACCGCCATCGCCGTTGTGCTGACCACTGCAGCCGGCGTGCTGAAGGCAGGGCATCGGATTGATGCCGGCGACGGACTATTCGTCAAAGAGCCCGTGATCTGGATGGTGCTTGCTGGCCCGTCCGGCAGTGGCAAGAGCCCGATCATGCGGCACCTCTGCAGGAATCGGCTGCGGCTGGTATTTAATCACTACAACCAGCTCAGCATGGAAGAGGAAGCGGAATATGAAGCCCGCTACGGCACCATCCCCAAAGCAAAGCGCCCTGACAAGCCAGAGCCATTCAGGACTTGCGTTTCGGATTTCACGACGGAAAGCCTTAACGGAATCATTGGTGACAACCACCGCAAGGGGCTGGGAACGTTTATTTACTCGGAAGAGGTAAAGGCCATTCTTGGCAACTTTGACGAATACAAGTCACATGGCAAAGGCAAGGGCAAAGAAACGTTCCTTTGCTTGTTTGATGGCAACGTTGATTCACAGCATCGGGTTGGGCGCCGTTCCAAAATGATTGTCGGCAAGGTGCAGAACGCTTTGCTTGGCGCAGTGCAGCCAGGTGTGTTCCGCCGCATGATCGAAGAGGGGGACGACGCCGGCCTGTTTGCCCGTTGCCTCATGGTGCCATTGGTCAACGAATACGTTGAGCCAAACTTTTTCCGCTCTCCCGAGGAGATCCAGTCTGTCCACATGGCGGAACAATGCTTGGAAGCTTTTTATCTTCGCTGCCTGGGGATCCCTCCGCTTGTGCTGCGGCTGGAGCGGGACGCGGTTGAACTGTTTGCCGCGTTGTCTCGGGACACTTACGAAAAATCACAGATGGTCTCACTGGAAAGTCAGCGTGCCATCTTCGGCAAAAGGCTTGGCTACATTCTCCAGGTTGCTCTTTCAATGCACTTGTGCCGGGTAGCCGTTGGCGAAGTCGCCTCTGACGAGCTTTATGTTTCTAAGCAAGTGATTGCTAGGGCTACGCTTTTTGTGGATCTGCTGCAAAGCTACGCCATTGTGGAGCAGCAAGAGTCGCAAATGCAACGCCATGGCGCTTTCGACTTGAACAGGCGCATCCACGTCTACGCCAAAAACAATGGTGGCTGCACCGCCGCTGAGTTTTCTTCTAGCTGTATTCCGGTCAGGTATCGCTCTACGATCAAAACGCCACACGTCAAAGCTGCCATGGAGCAGATGGTTGCCGTGGGGCTTGGCGAATGGGAGCAGGGCAGGGATCCTGCAAAGGCTGGTGCGCGTTTCATTGCCCTTTCTAAGTTCCCTGACTAAAGGGCTTGACATTGAGCCGCCCCCGTGCAATGCTTCCGCATGGAAGCCATGGAACTTGGCGGCTGCAACCAGCAAGATTTGCCAGCGTTGCTTCATTGCCCGTTCCGTGCTACCGTTTCACAGTTCGCCCGCTTTTCCTTGTGACCCGTTCCTCCGGTGCGGCCCCCGTTCAGCCGCCAGCTCCGCAAGTCGCCCCGCCCTCCATGCCGGCGGTTGCTGCTCCTGTCCCCATCCCGCCGCCGCAACAGCAAAAGCTGTCACTGCTTGAAGCTGTCGCGGCTGCCTCTCAAGCCTTTGGTGATCTCACCAAAGACAGCAAGAATGACTACCTGAAGTCAAGCTATCTTGCTCTGCCTGGACTGCTCAAGGCAATCAAGCCTGCCTTGCTTGAGCATGGTGTCGTCATCTACTCTCAGGCAACGAAGACTGGCGAAGTTTGGGTCGTGCGAACGACGCTGGCCTTTGTTGATGGCAGCGAAGAACTGTGCTCTGACTTTCCGATCCCTGACGTGAGCAACCTGCAACGCATTGGCGCTGCTTTCACTTACGGAGTGCGTTACAATCTGTTTGCGCTTCTTGCCATTTCGCCTGATGCGGACGATGATGGCAATGGTGCTGCTGCTGGTGGACCTGCCGGCGGTGCTGCAGTTGCTGCGCTTCCTGGCTTGCCTGGCTATCCGCAGGCCATGCCACAGCAGGTCGCTTATCAGCAGCCCATGCCGCCGGGGATGCCTCAGGCCCCCTATCAACAGCCCATGCCTCAGCACATGCCGCAGGCCATGGTTGCCAACGCCGTTCAACCCTACCCTGTTCTTCAATGAACTCCTACCAGCCCCAGCAACAGCAGCAGCCTCAGTATCGCCCCAACCGCGCTGCGCTTTGGGTGAACACCTACAAGAACGCCGCGAACCAGCCTGATTACAAAGGCAACATTGAGATCAGCTGGGCTCTTCTGCAGGAGCTGACCGCTGCTTTCAACGCCGGCCAGTATGACCAGGATCGCGGCGGGCAGCCCTGCATCAAGCTCGATTTTGCGCTCTACGCCCAGCAAGCCGGCGTGTCAACCAGTGGGAGGGCCAAGCCGATTCTTTCTGGCCAGGTTGCCAGCCTGGCGGACACCCAGCGAAGCGCCCAGGCGCGACAGCAGGGCCAAGGCGGCGCGGCGCAGCAGCCCGCCTACCAGCAGCCTCAGCAGTTTCAGCAGCCCGCTTACCAGCAGCCGGCCCAGCCTGCCCCTGCCTACCAGCAGCCCCAGCAACCGGCCTCGGCGCCCCAGCCGGCCTATCCCGAGCAGCCCCAGGCCCCTGCCCCCGCGCCGGCCTACCAGCAGCCTGCTCCGGCCGCCGTGCCCCAGGCCCCGGCGCCCATGCCCCAGCAGCCCGCCGCCCCGGTCTATGCGGCCCCGCCGCCGGCTGCTCCGGTGGCCCCGATGCCTGGCGCTATTCATGGCCAGCCTGCTCCCACGCTTCCGCAAGGATTCTGAGGCCGATGCCTGAACTCTGCCTGCTCCCGGCTCAGCCGGGAGTTTTTTTTAGGGAATCAGATCACAAATACTTTTACCGCTCTCAGCTTGAGGTAGAAGTTCCGTCCTCGTCGCACATCATTGCGCTTGCTGGCGGTAAAGACTTTGACAAAGAGCCTTGGCGCAGGTCGCTGATGCGGAAGGGGCTCAGCGAGCTGGGCGCCGAGTATTTTATGGAGCGCGTCAGAGTGATACGCGCTGACATTGGCACGAGGTTTCACGCCTTTGCCGGCTTGTCGCTGGGATCGTTTGGGCAGGAAGAAATTTCCCCTGAGTCCCCGGCGGACACAGAAGCTGCCGAGATCCACAAGCAATGGCGCAAGCACGTTTTGCCGCGCATCGGCAAGGTCTATGTCATTGAACAGCCGATGATTCACCCTGGCGGCTGCTACGGGTTCACTCCTGACCTTGTGGCCGAGGTGGATGGCATCTTGAGCCTGTGCGACTGGAAGTCAAACCAGGCCGAGCACTTTGCCGAAAGATACAGGCGCCTGTGCGACTACGCGCCGGACGATCAGATCCTGCGCGAGATTTGCGCTTGCTTGGCCAAGGCCGACGCCGAGGCCGGCAAGGTGAAGGAAGCGACAGCCCGCGTCCGCGACGGCTGGCAGATGCAACAGGGCAGCTACGCCTTTGGCTTGCAGGCAGTGCATGGGCTGCGGGTCAAGCGCGGGATCAACTTCATGCTGTCCGTGGATGGCGTCAAAGAACGGGCCTGGAACAGAATGGACCTTGACCAAGGCTGGGTCCAGTTTGCCAGCGGGCTACTGCTGCACCATCAGCGGTCGGTCATGGCCGGGGGGCACCCTGTCTTCCAATCTGCGCTTCATGCGCTTGCCCCGTTGATGGCCCGCTGATTGCGTGCTACTCTTTCTGGGCAAGCGCGTTCCACGCAATGCCCACCAAGACCAAAAAAGCTACTGCCACCATGGAAGCCCCCACCCTGGACGACGTTCAAGATTCCTACGGCCCCGACGAAGAGGCCGAAGCCTCCGAAGAATTTGTCGCTGCCGACAAAGAGGCCGGCGAGGATCCCGGCGACGCCGAGGAAGAGGCCGGTGAAACCCTCGATCGCCTGGCCGGCTCCGAGCTGCTGAGCTTCTACGACGACGAAAAGGCCAAAGGCCGTTCGCACGCCGACATTGCTTATGGCGCCGGTTATTACACCGTCACCAAAAGCGGCCAAGAGCGCGTGATGGTCGCCCAGTTCAATGCGGCCATGCTGGAAGCCCAGGGCATCAACGTTGGCGACAAGCCTTCCGGTGCCGGTCGCAGCCATGCCGGCCTGACCCGAGCCCGCGTCAGCGGCCAAGGGATCCTGCTTGTGTCGCAGCTTGCGACCCGCAGCGTGGGCGCTGAGCCCGGTGGCGTGTTCTCCGTCGAGTATCCGACCGGCGACCTGCAAGGCCCCGGCGCCCAGATCCTGCTGACGCTGACCAGTGACGTGAAGCCTGTGGTTGCCCGGAAGGGCAAGGCCGATCAGGAAGAGCCGGGTACGCCGCTGCTCGATCAGGGCTGATCCGACAGGGCCACAAGAAGCCGGGGCACATGGTACGCCATGCGCCCCGGCTTTCTCATTTGACTCGTTTGAGTCTTGCGCTGCTTTGGATTGGTGCAAACTGCAGGCGGCGCCGCTGTGGCATGAACCACCGGACGACCTGACGCAGCTGCCGGCCAGGATCACGCCTGGGCTTTACTGGCTGCGAAATGGCCTCTCTGCATTCAAGCTCTGCGATGTAGCGAGACGCTTGATTTAGGACGATGTTTTGCTTAAGCCATGCCTGGTACATATCTCCGGCAATCTCTCGCGCATCTTCAAGCGTTGCCTGATTGATGCGGCGGCGGGCTTTTTGGATCTGAAATTCAAGCTCTGGTGTCATGTTTGCCACCATCCATGCTTTCCAGGCCATTGAGACACGTTGAACGGTACGCCCCAGGTTACACCGGATGCACCAACATTGCCCACCCCGTAGAGGCGCCGTCTGCTTCCCAGCGCCTGAGCCAGCGCCGGCTGTATGTCACCTGGCGACCGCCGGATTTGTTGACGTAGCCCCCATTGATAATGTCTGCTTCGCCGTTGGGGTCGTGGTGGATCCAGCTATCACCGTTGTAGCCAATCGCAACGCTCCAGTGCCCACCGCCCGAGGGGGCCGAAAGCGGACCCTTGTGCAACCAGCCGACCGGCGTAGGAAAGCCCGCCTGTAGCTCCTTCCTGAGCCAGCTGGCGTTGGCTTTGGTAATCAGCCGAGCATCAAATCCCAGCGAGCGAAGCGCTTGGATATGGGCCTGAGCGTTTGTAGTATCGCCATATTTGCTGCGAATCTTGTTATAGGCATTGTCGCCACCTTCCAACCGGCCATGATAGGCAGCGACCATGGCGCAGGACGACGAAAAACACTCCCTGTAGCCAGTGCCGCTTAAGTTATTGTGCTGCACTTCATAGGGAACGTTTAGCAGTATGCGACTGGGCGGCTGCTGGTTATTGGCCGAACTTAATTGTGTCATCGTCGCGCTTTTTCCTAAGGGCTGGATTGTAGGTATTGTAGCCGGCCTGGAAGGCGCCGGCACCTGTGGCCCCGAGCCCCATGATCGGCAGCCCGGTCAAATAGCAGCGGTCGATCTGATCGAGCCCCTTGGCGTTGGCGCGACAGTCGCCGATGTAGACCACGCCGGCCAATACCGACAAAATGGATGCAGAGCCAAGAATGGCAGTCCAGCGATTCATGGGTTGGACTCCGGCTGAGACGGTTGCAGGGCGGCGACGAACTGCGCCGGCAGGTTGCAGGACTGGGCCTTGGCGATGATCTCGGCCAGGTCGGTCGGCGGCATGGCGCTGGCGGCCAAGAAAACGGACCAGCTAAGTGCAAACGCGGCGTAGTTGCCGTTGACCCGAGCTTCGTTCATGGCGGTTGGCAGGCCGGTGGTGACGGGCTCGCCTTGTTGGTCTGCACTGGCGCGTGCGGCGGCCATCGCGTCAGCCATCGGGCCATAGCCGTAGAGCCACCCGGTCCAGCCGAGCCAGTCCGCTGCGGGCTCCGGCGGTGTGGGTGGGTCGATGGGCGTGATGGACCAGGAGCGGTAGAGGATGCCATCCTTGCCGGTGGCATCGGGTGCATCCACCAGCCAGTCGATGTTCTCGTTGGGGGTCAGGTTCTCGGTTGCCGGATCGTGCTGCGGCTCGGGCAGCTGCACCACCTCCACCACCTTGTAGGTGTTCCGGTCTAGGCCCAGCACGGGCTCATCATCCGGCCGGGGATACGGCAGCAGGGCCTGGTCGCTGATGCGGTAGAGCTGGCGGGTCATGGGATCGCGGCGGCGTAGGCGGAGATCAGAGTGCTCACCCTGCTGTCAAGCAAGGACAGGATGAGGGATTCACCGATGGAGTAGAAGGCGATACGGGCGTTTGATCCTGTAATTGTTGTGTTGGCGAGGTCAATAAAAACAGCAATGTTTGATGAATAGGGGGTCTGGGATGTTTGCGATGTGTTGACCGTGCTGGATCCTGCTCTGTAGTCAATGCTTGATGAGTTGCTGCGGCTCACACCAATGAAGCCAGTCGAGCCGCCAATGCCGGAGACAATAGCGGCTGAGCCTTGATTGACTTGGATATAAAGCCCGCCATTGTTATTCAGGCGTCCGATGTTGGACGCTCCAGAAAAAGAAGATCCCGCGCCAATGTATTCAGGGTAGGTAGTCGCACCACTGGTCGCGGCTGATGACGCATAGACGGAAAGGTGCTTGCTGTTCTGCGGGTCGGCGTTGTTGTTTCGGTTGCTGTTCAGGTACTTTGTGCTGCCATTGCCCAGCAGGCCGGTCTCGCGGTTGTAGTCACCGCTCACGAAGTTGTTGTTTGTGGGTGCTGTGCCGACCAATGGCACCAGCGCACCTGCCAGTGTGCGGGCACCGGCCAGGATGCAGCTGGCCTTGATGGCGGTCCAGATGCCATCCGATTTGCAGCCGACCACAAACGCATTGATCGCGTCCTTGACGCCGGTTTCAAGCGCCTGCCCGTCTGCCGCTTCGACCCTCGCAATGTAATCTTGTGCGTCGTAATCTACGCCAGGTGCGGCGTAGGGCGGCGTGGTCTTGTACGGGTGCCCCGCCGGTAGGTTGGCGGTCAGGCCCCAGCGGTGGGCAAGGTAGCCCTCAACCCGCTCGCGGTTGCTTTGCGATGGATAGGCCATCGCCACGATCTCGCCTACCTTGCCATTCATGCAGTGGTAAGTCGTTGAATCCAACCGAACCGCAAACAACGTGGAGCGAGTGACAGCCGAACCGCTGTAGGTCTCCGCACTGCTTTGCGTTGCATCAACTGTGCCATTGATCCAGATTTCGCGTGTTCCACTGGATCGCCCAAACGCAAACAGGTAGGACGTGCTTGCAGTAGTTGCAGTTGCGGCCGACAGCAACCCGCCGGACGGCGGGAAGTCGTCATGACCCGCTAGGTTGCTTGAGGCAGTCCTTGCCAGCTGACAGGCCATTGCATACTGCACGCCTGAAGACGGCGATTCCGCAAAAAAGTAGTTGTCGGTATTGTTCCCGCTGTTGATGATAGAATCAACCCGAAACGCGCCGATGATGAAATAGTTACTTGTATCGCTGAAGATGACCGGCAGATCCATGTAATCGTTACTGCCGTCTGGTGTGACTGTGTTCAGCCCATTCAGGCCGGCAGATGTGTAGGTCGGTCGTGCGCTGGCAGTGCTCTGCGTCGCATTGCGGCTGTTGCCGCTCTTGTCGTTCCACTGCGACACCGCACCGCTGACGGTCGTGACCGTCGCAGCATCGGCGGCATCAAGCCACAGCGCGGTTGTGATCTGCGATGGGGTCCATAGCGTTTGCCCGCCGAACATCCCCGAGTGTCCCCACCATTCCATCAGCTCGCCCTCCGCGACGGCAGCGCCACCTTCAACCCAGCACCGGCCACCGTGGCGCCGATCTGCGTGCAGTGGAATGTGACGCTGGCGCCCTGGGCGATCTGCTGCCCGCCACTGATGAACGCGGTGGAGAACACCGCGGCAGTGGCAGCCGTGGCGGTGCTGGCCTCGGTGGCGTCAATCGTTGGCAGCGTGGCGAAGATGCTGGTGCCGCCCACGCGGATATCGAACTGCGCCGCGCTGCCTGTCGCGGCAGTGTTCAGCATCCAGAGCGGCAGGGCTGTCAGCACCCGCGCCTCGGGCCAGTAAGGAATCGTGAGAAGCGTTGCCTGCGTGAGATTCGCTGCCTCGGCGGTGAGAGGGATGACCACCGTGCTCAACGCCCGCAGAGTCGTGCCGTCGATCAGGAGAGCGCTGTCGGTTGTGAGGTGCGTTGCCTTGCCGGCGGAATGATCCCAAAACCACAGCTTGTCACTGCCGGGGCTGTCGGCGCTTAGCAGTTGACCGGCCAGGCTCAGCAGGTCAGCAACGCTGGCATCGAGCGTCACTGCATCATGGAACCGGGCATCATTGGTCGCCGCGTAAGCCGCATTGCCCTCCGCTGAAGTGAGATATTGCGGGTGCGGATCCAGGGCAGCTGCGTGGCCTGCAACTGCTGCCGTTGCAGCGCCTGCCGCGTCGTAGGCTGTCGAGTCTGTGGTTGCCGCAGTGCCAAGGCCCAGGCTGGTGCGTGCAGTCGCCGCATTCAAGCCCGTAGCGCCACCGTCCCAGCGCAAGCGCTCGCTGTAGGCCGCATCCCAGTTTGGGTCCAGCTGTGGGCCGATCGTTGCCGTCAGGCTGCCTGTGGTGGCGTTGCTGCGCCCAACGATTGCAACCTGCTGAATAATTCCAGTGGTCGGCCGCACCGCAGTAGTGCCACCGCCAGCAGCAACATAAAGCGGAGCGTTGATGCCGTAGCCAGAAGTATTTTGCCCGGTCAGCTCTCCAACGACGATTGCATGGCCGAAGCCGTTTGGCGCAACATCAACATCAAGCAGGCCAACCGCCGGCATTTTTAACGGATTGGCGCTGTCCGCTTTCTGAACTTCAAGCGTCTCAGTATCACCGACCGCGCCAGTCGTATAGACCGGCGTGCCTTTCGGCAGGGTCGTGCTGCCGGTGTTTTTGATATGGATATAGGACGGCCCAGCAATCGCGCCATGAATATGCGGGATCACGACAGCAGCGGTGCCGGTGATCGTCAGGCCGGCAAAGGTCGGGCTGTCATCGGCGCCAAGCTGTTCGATCCGCGCCTGAGAGGCCGCTGGCATGAGGCCGTCAGCCGAAGGTGCCGCCAGCGGCAGCGGCACACCGTCGCCCGTGCTGCTGGTTAGTGTCCGGGTTTCCGGCGTGTAACCCAGGTTCGTTGGCGGCGCCAGAGCGGCAACGTCAGCCGCAGAAGCGTCCACGGTTTGCGTGCCCTGATCCATCACAAGGCGCTCGCTGCCTGTGAGCGGCAGCGTGGCGTTTGGGCGTCCTGAAATGGTTGTGGTTTCCATGGCTATTTAATTGCCTCGGGCACTGCAGTTGGCTCTTGGAGATTTCGCAGTTCGTTATTTTTCCCAGACTGGTAAGCAATCATTATTGCCGCAAGAGCAATAATAGTTGCTACGGCCCAACGCCCAAAAGCAAGAGCGCCAAGCGCTTGCGATTGTTTTGCAAGCACTTGAGCGTCGACCCTGGCTCCTTTTTCGGCCAGCATTTTAATTTCAGTGGCAAGCGTAGCAACTGACCTTTCCATTTTATCGCCAAGTTCTTTCAGCGCTTTCCGGTCCTCTTGCCGATTCTCGCGCATCACGCGATGCTCGTCGGCCATTCCGTTGACCACGCTCTCGACGATGCCTTCCAGCTTGGCCAAATCCCGTTCCAGCCGGATGATTCGCTCTTCGTGGCGCACGATGGGGCCGGCGGGTCTCTGTCATCATAGGTTCCGCCACGCTGCCAGGCCACTCACGGGCCGGCAAGGTCGCTACGGTAGGGCGTCAGCGCTCCGTCCGCTTCCCAAGAGGCCACAGCGACAACTGGCTGTTCGGGATCCTGGCAGTCGAGGCTGAGATCGCCAATCACGATCGTCCCGTTGAGACTTATTGTCCCCGCAATGGTTGAATCAAATATATCGTAGTCCGGTGCAAGCTGGTAACGCTGCAGGACAAGGTTCATGTCGGCCTTGAGGTTGTCATCGGTTTCTGTTAGCGCGTACTCCAGAAGCTGCCATGAGCTTTGCGCAGTGCTGGTATCGTCAGAAAATTGCAAGCGGAACGAGAAAGATCCCGTCCAATCGCCAAGCCCGCCGGTTCGCCTCTCAAAGTCATCGGCCTGGGTTGTCTGGCGCAGCATTTCGCGCCTCAGTTGAGCCTGCCACGAAAAAATGTTGGCGACATATTTGAAGCCGCCGCCTAAATCAAGTTGCGCCGATCCGTCTGTTCCCACAAGAACTGCCATTACACAACCCTCGCCAGGAAGGCTGCCGAAGCGCCATCAACGACCGAATCGTTATTGGCGATAGAAATGGTCTCCCATTCGTTGATGGTGCTTTGGACGATAAACTTGTTGCCGTATTGAATTGTATTGTCGGCATAGTGCATATAAACGCCAAAGTCATTGGCAAGTCGTGTTGGCGTCCAGGCCGACCACGGCAAGTCCGTGCAGATTGGAACGTAGTCAGTGGTAAAGGCCGGGTTTGCCGAATTTTTCCCAACTGGCAAGACAAGCCCGCCAGTTGTGTTGCTTGAGCTATACGCCGCTATTGGAAAATTAAAAAAGTAATCATTGCTTTCGCTGCCGACTCCTAGATACGCATTGCTGACGTAGTTAAGATCGTGGAAGGCGCTTGAGCTGGTCGTAGTGCCACGAAGAGCGGATCCCACAAGCAAGCACCTTCTCAGATTTTCTCCAACTCGAAAATTAACAATTCCAGCATTATTGTTTGTGCCAGTGTAGACCCTCAGGTAGCCGCTAATCATTCCCTTGTTCAGATCAAGCCAAGGATGCAAGACCGTATCCTTGTGCAAGATTGTAAATGGCTGGCTTATTGCCGCGCCCGCCCTGAACACAAACCAGCTTTGCTTGGCATCGTCCGCCGAAGTGTAGCGATCAAGATATAAATTAGACGTGCTCGACCCACTAAAAACGCTAGACCCAAAAGAGCTGGAGCTGTAATTGCTGGGCAAGCGTTCATAGTCAAGATACTGCGTTCCCGTAGGAACGCTTAGCGGTGGCACGCCGGAAGAGGTTGGATTCCACCCGCTTGCAAGATGCACGCGGATATTGCCGCTATCAATGTTGAAAGCGTAAAAAGAAGTGCCGTAAGTCTTTGTGCTGTCGTGCTGAATTCTGAGCACTCGGACAATGTTGGTTCCCGAAATGGTAAAAGAATCGTACCAATCGGTCATCAACCCCGCGTCAATAAAAGCGTCGCGGAGCAAATCGGCCGCATTTTCCGAGGTCCAAGTAGCGTTCGCCGTGTAAGTTTCTTTTGTGACCGGCATGGCGGGATGTTGCGGGCGTGACGCACAGAGGCCGGGGCCTGGCTGCGGCTTTCGCAGATTCTAGCTTGCGCCGGAGCAGCGTTACAATGTCGGGTTGACTGCGGCAACCGTCAGATCGCCGGACACGTCAGTTTCCACAAGAGGCCCAGCTGGTATCTGCGGAATAATCTTCACGGTCTCGACTGGCGTACCGGAAACGATCATTTCGCCGGAGACGTTCATTTTAATTACAGCGCTAGCGTTTCTGTTGGCAGGCGGCCTGAAAAGGCTAGTTGGCAAGGCAATGGTGACCAACGTGTTAGAGAATTTCAGCCAGACCGGGTTTTCGTCAAGCGTTGTTTGCGGGTTGATCGGGCCATACCTTGAATCAAAGGTAAGCTCGTAGACAAGATCAACCGTAATGTTAAAGCGTCCTTTTTTAACCGATAACTTTTGCGGTTCTGCTTCAATAGTCCATGTCGTCTCGGTCAGCCGCTTTGCAAAGTTTGCGTCATTGATTCCATAGGCAATTTCTTCCGGCAGGGCGGTCAGCGGCCATTGCCCGCCGCCGGTCGCCTTCCATGGCAGCAAAAGCGCAAGCGCTTCGTCTGAGGTTTTATTCTCAAACACCAGCTGCAGCCTGGCTTCGCTTGGCATTGATCCAAGCACTTCTGGGTATGACGCCGACCGCCAACTGTTCGTCATCACCGGATAGCCGGGCAGCCGCAGTTCCCAGAAAGTCGGCGTGTAGGGCGGCAATGTCAGCGGGGGCCGAATCGTCATGGATGATTCACGACAAAGCCGCGCGTGCGAATTGGCATCCGCACCGTACAGCGGCCGGCCTTGACCGGGGAGACCTGCGGAGCGCCGGAGAAATGCCAGGTTGCGCCGGCAAAGGGTGTCGCCATGAGGCTTGTGAGCCCGCCGCTTGTGCCGGCCAGGATCTCAGGCGGAAGCGTCAGCCGGCCGTAGATCCCGTAGCTTGCATCCCACACGATGCACAGCTGCTCTGCTTGGGCGTAGGTGATGTTTTCCCACGTCAAATCCATCGCGTCGCCGCTTGGTATGTTCGCCAGCCCCCAACGCTGAATCCTGCCGTTCCGCATCTTCATTTTGCTTTGCGGCCATTGCCCCATCTTGTAGGTTCTGGCCGTTGGGACGATGCCTGGCAGGGCTGTAATAATGTTCATAGCTCAATAATCCAGTTGGCGTCTGTCTGGTATGTCGTCCAATTTACCCCAAGCAGGCTGATCCCGTTGGCGTCGGTCGGATGGTGGAATGCCTCAACAGAGATAATTCCTTCGTTGCTGATGTTGACCTTCTTGATTTCGTAGACACGCGGCTTGACCGTGCTGTTTCTGATTGCGAAGAAAGCGTTTGTTGGCGAGGCCAGGCCGTCCGTAACAAAAATCGTTCGCTCTTGCGGGTCCGTTTCCATGTCCCACACCATTGCGGTGTAATAACCATCCGGCAACGGCATTGCCCATGGACGGGTGCTGACAATGGTTCCGTCCGTTTGGATAAAGCCCTGGTATGACGTGCTGTAGTTAATCACGTCAACGTCAAGAATCAAAAAGCTGCCAGAGTGCAGCTGCGCGGCCAGCATGTCTGGCGTCGTCCTAAAGCTGATGTTGTGATCGTGAAGCGTCACGAACCGAATGTAGTAACAAGCAGCATCAATGGCTTGCCTGTAGTTGGTGCACCATTTCGACAGGTCAAGCGTTCTGACTGGCGCATTGACGCTGGTGCCGGCTTCCCTAACAGTCGCCACGCGCTCCCTGGCAAAGAGGGGAGATTGCAGGCTGGTGGATTCTTCACGCCATTTGACCTGGACCGCAAACGGCTGCCGCGCCAGGTAGTCGATGCTGTCAAGCCTAAAGGATCCCTCTTCGATGTTGCCGTTGTTAAACTGAGCCTTAATGTCAAGAGGCGTGTTAAACTCGATCGCTTTTTTGAGGTGGTAGACGCCGCCCAGGCGAACAAGCTTGAGCAGGTGCGATTGCGCCGTTTCTGTTGCCCAGCTCAAAACGTCCAGCGGTTCGCTTTCTACCGCATCGTAGAAATACTGCCTGTCTTGGCACCATTGAGCCGCCTGCTCAAAACTCGCTCGATCAATCTGAGCGAGCTGCGTTGCGGGAAGCGCCCCAAGCTCAGGATTAGTCATCACTTCGCGCAGCCAGTCTGGGAAAAGATGGCTCGGGCCTTCAGTGTCGCCATTGAGCAGCCTTGGCATTTCATAGCCGTTGTTGCAAAAGCCGCTGAACGACTGCAGGCTGTTGATTTCAAGCGACGCCGCGATGTTGACGCCAACTGGCGCTAGCGCCTGATATGATGGCGTTGTATCAAGGTCGCCATAAAAGTTGACCTGCTGGATATTGTGCTCTGGCGCATTGCCAACGCTGGTTTGCACGTTGTCATACGGGAATGCTTCTGCAAACCGGCCGTAGCCGTCCAGCATCGAATCCAGCGTGGGATCGGCCCAGCCAAGGCCAATGTCGAAGTCGGGCTCGATGCTCGACATTCTGCGAACGCCTCTCAGCGTCGGGTTGATGACGTATCCGGTCGTGAATACGCTGACCCCGCCGGCAGTGGTGCTGACCTCTTGATTGCCGCTGGTGTCAAGCACGACGGTCCTGGACGGCTGCGAAACCCGGATCTGCCAGCTGGGAACCGGCACAAGTCGGATTTCCCATCTTGCGCTGGAAGAGAACGAGACGCGCAAATAGTTGTGGACTTCCTCGCCGCTGATGCCGGCAACGGCAAAGATTTCAGGGAAGTCCGTCCAGGTTGCTCCGCGATCCGCGCTGTATTGCAGCGAAAACGCGCTGTAGCGGCGCATTTTCGTGGTGATCGAACTGCCGCTGCTGTTGTAACGAGAGACGGACAGAACGCCGCCGGCTGTTTTGCCGACCTGATTCTGGCCAGCCTTGCCGTTGATTGTTTGCACCTTGGGGCAAGACTTGAATCCGGTGTAGCCATTGACGGTGATGCCAACTCGGGACTTAATCACCATTTCGCAGACCTTGAATTCTCGCACTGCGCTTACAGAAGCAATGGCGGCCCGAAAAATCTGCGCCGCCTGCGAGCACACCTTGTAGCGCCCTTCGGTGTCGCTGTGCAGATTGGCAAAATCGTTGTCCGGGTCGTACTCGTCAGGGAAAATTGTGGTTGCCGCTTCCGGTGGGTCAAGAAAGCGATAGCCGACAAACTGAACAGTGCCTGCCTTGACCACGGTAAAAGTGTAGTCCATTGTATTGCCGCCGCCCACGGGCTCCTGCTCTGAGTCGCTGACAAAAATTGTTTTGGCGGGATCTGCGGAGATTCTTTCCTGCAGCACTGCCCAGCAAGTGCCGATCAGGTAAAGCTCGTTCGGAATCAGCGCAGAGTCTGCCGCATTTTGCACGCTGGCGACAGAGGCCGCAACGCCGCCCATTTCTTCGTCAAATTCAGCGTCGCTATCTACAACCCGAGAGTTGGTAGAGTTGATTCGGATTTTTGTTTTTGCGTCAGTTCCTTCATAGAGCACATATCGCAGAGAGTCGCCAATGTTCACGTTTTGGCTTTGGATCTGAAAATCGCCGGTAGCCGGAGTCGTCCAGGTTGAAGAACCGGCCGGAATGTATTGACGCAAGCCACCACGCATGGACCAATAGTATTTGCCCTTCCATAGCTCCACAAGCGCGGCAGCATCATCGTCCGTGCGCACCGTGTCGCTGCTGCTGATCCTGGCCAGAATGGTCGGCTGGATTGTGACGGCAGCCCGGTGCATCATTGCGTTGGGGCACCATCCATACAAACCAAACGCTGTGCTGGTGGACAGCGTTTCGGTCATGCAAAATGCTGTCTTGTATTGGCCCGCGCCAACGCCAAGGGCGAACACATCTTGGCCGCCGCCGTTCTCAGAGTTGCCAACATCACTGCTGGCACTTCTGCCGGCGATCAGGTTGCTGCCGACAATGCGCCCGCCCGTGGGGCGCCAGTAGATCGAATACCTTGCACCTTGCGCCAGGGCTGCGCCAGTGTAGGAATAGGCCCCGAGCGTGTTATTGCCAAACGCCCAGCCCCTCGGATCCCAGGCATCCTGCGCCATGTTCGCAGCGCCGGCAAGAAAGATGCCACGGAACATCGAGGATCCGTTGTATGCCAGCATCTGCGACCAAACCATCGGCATCGCAACGCGCACGCCGCCCAGGCCGTTTTCGCGCTTTGCGATGACCACCGGCACGAACTGCCCTACCTGGGCCGGCTCTTGTATCGAGTCGAATCCGAATCGCGGGGAAAGTCGCTGATTAGACGTTCTGGGATCATTCCTTCCCTGCCTGACGTTGATGCTGCTGTTGGACTGCTGCCGTGCCGGGAAGAGCAGGGACGAGAGCAGCGTAATGCCAACTGAAATGGCGAGATTGACAAGGACCGGCACAACCGGGCCGCACACTGGGCCGTCGGCCGGCCTCTGAATTGAACGCGCAAGCGTGATCGCCTTCCATTGCTGGTAGTCCCTTTCGGACACGCCCAGAATTTCAGCCAGGCGCCTTTCGTATGGGAGCAGTGGGATCATTTCAGGCGATACAGATTGAGCTTGCCGCAGGAAGAACGTGGGCCAACGATTAACCGCCCCTGATGGCGCACCGTAGCAAAGGTTTCGTCGTCCAACATTATACCAACGCCAAAACTATTGTCGGAATTGTTGAACTGTATTAAGGCGCCCTGCTCAGCCTTCCGCACCGGCTCGGTCATGGTCTCCCATTCCAGCCTCAGCGCGTCCCAGGCGCCCGCCCGAGCCCTGCGGTACCAGTCCTCCATCCGATCGGCCGGCCAGGGCAGCCCCAGGGTCTCGCGGACCGCCTGGGCAGTCCTGAAGCAGCACGCCGCCCGGCCGTCTCTTGGATCGGCCCCAAGCTGCCACGGGAGCCCCACCCATTTGCGCCAGAACGTCAAAATGCAATTCCTCCACTGGAAGGCAACGGCCCGACCTGAGCAGCAGTCAGCCTGCGCGTTGGCGCGGTTCCTGCCACAAAATTTAGCGGGTTTGTCAAGCGCAGTGTAACAGGCGAGAAGTCGCCCTCTTCGCCGGTCTCAGAATCAGTCGGCACAGAATCCGCGTAACCAAATGAGTCGCATACGCAAATGGTTGAACTCAAAAGGTTAAGCTCGGTCCATACGGGGATGCTGTTTTCGTCCGCTGGCGGCGTGCAGCCAAGCAAAACTGTGCTGATCTTGATAAATTGTCGATCTTCTGATGCTTGCCAGAGTTTAGCAGCAGAGATGATGTTGGCTGGCGCAATTAGCTCGTAGTCGCCGCTTTCGGTTCCGTCGGTGGACACATCGCCAGAAATGCTGAACGGGCTAAACAAATAGCTTTGCCCGTTGAACACTCTTGTTTCATTGATAAAATACGGCTGATACAGCTGGGGCGGCGAAAGCGAGACGGCCGTAGCGCTCAGGAACTCAATGTAGTGGGCAGTGGTTAGCATCAGATTGCCACATAGTCGCGGATGTTTTTGTTGTTCCTCATGCCGGCGTAGGTCATGGCCTGCGCCCTCTTGCTTGTAGCCGCCATGCCTTCACGGAACTGCTGCTCTGTAACATAGCGCTCTCCGCGCTGTTCTGTCACCGTGTAGCGAACGTCAATAGGTTCGTTGCTGGCATTGGCCTGTTGCAGCGCGGCAGCTTTTTGCATGTCACTGGCGGGGACAACCCTGCCGGTAACGCCAGGGAAGAAAAACTCTGGCTCGTTTTCTCCTACAACGTAACCTTTGTTCGGGCTGGTAACGCCACCGCTTGCCATGAAGCCGCCGAAGATGTTTGGCGGGTTAAGGAAAGTGTCAAGAATGTTACCGCTGCCGCCGCCGGAGAAAGCGGAGCCGCCAAAGCTGCCAAGGCCGCCGAACCCGGCCAGGCTGCCCGAGAATGCCGCCTGACCGGCAATCGCCTGCAGGGCAGCGCCGGCAGCCACGGCAGCGCCGGAAAGGCCCCAGACCGAGCCGGCAGCAGCGGCAGACGCGGCCCCGAGGCCTTGCGATCCGACCGCTTCGGCCCCACCGCCCAGCATCTTGACCAGCGGCCCCTGCGCCCCGCCCAGCAGCCCGCCCAGCTGACGTTGCATGAGCGTGCTGAGCTGTTGCTGAGCGGACTCGGCGAAGGTGCCGGCGATTCTGCTCAGCATTTCACGGCCTACATCTTCAATGCTCTTGGCTCCGCTGACAATATCTAGCAGGCCATTAGTAAGCCCGCCGGAAATTGCCTCTGACACGTCAACGATATTTTGCTCAAGCCGTCCCCAGACGAGTTGCTGATTTTCAAGCACTTTTGCCTGATTAGCCAGCTCGGTTGCCCTTGCGATATTGCCGTCAAAGTCCCTCATTCCCTGCTCAAACGCTCTTGCGCCTGCGCCAACAAAGCCAGCACGCAATCCTGCGCCAGTCAACTGCGCGTCAAGCCGAAGCTGATTCGCCTGCTTTCTGAATTCGTTTTGCTTTTGCAGCTCCTCGGTTTCAATCGTAAGCGCTTCAAGTCTTGCCCTTTGAGCGTCGTCCGCCTCGCGGTAAAGCGTGGACGCCTTGAGCAGTTCGGAGTTTTTGGCTTCCAGCCTGCCCGTTTCCAGCGCAACCGCTTCCGCCTGTGCGATAGCAAGATTTTCCTGCAGCTGCAGAATCTCGGTCCGCACGCGGTCCTGATTTTGCAGCTCATTGGTGAGGCTTAGGTTTTTGCGGCGCTGCTCTTCCTCTTTTTTGGCAATGCCGGCAGCAAGGTCGGCCTGCTTGTTGATTTGGCCAACGGCCCTGCCAAGCTCCTGCGGGTTGGCGATGCTCTTTCTGGCCTTGGCAAGCGCGTTGCTGCGATCTTTCTCAATCTGTGCCAGGCGTGCAGCTCTTTCCGCTTCCGCGTCAACGACAGAAGCGCTGCGGTCGCTAAGATTAAGGATTAGCCGCCTCGCCTCAACCTGGCGGCGCAGCGCATCACCTTGCTGCTCAAGCTGGGGCAGCTGATTGCCTTGCAAGATTTGCTCAATCTGGCCAAGCTCAACACCTTTTTCTTTGAGCTTGATTTGATCTTCAAGGATCTTCTGCGCTTCCTTTTCGCCCCCAGCCATGCGCGACAGCACATTCATCCGGGTAGCATTGATTGGGGCGGCAGCTGGCGCGGCTCCAATGGGGACCGGCGTGAACTTTGGCCGCGGAACGTCGCTGACCTGGGAAGCGGCCTGGGCCTGCACGGATGGAGCGGCATTTCCTCCAAGATGCGCGGCGACCAATGCACGAACGCGCCTCGCCAGGGCGTCCTCTTGCCCGACCGGAACCTGTGCTGCCGGAATGTCTACAGCCTGACCTCTGTAGTGGTAACTGCCTGGGGCGTGGCGACCGCCATCTGTAGAGCCAATGGCAATGCCATTCCTGCGAAGCATGGAAATAACATCATCCCTTATTTTTCTGCTAGCAAAAGCAATATGCTCGTGATAATTTGATCCGCCATGATCGGCTCTGTAGCCAGGTGATCCCTTGTCTCCCGTAAGGTATTCAATGACTCCCGGCACGCCCATGAGAGTGCTGGGCGCGGTCCCTGTTGGCAGAGCCCTTTGGCGAGTGCCTGCACCTGCCTTGGCCGGAGCAGCCCTACCCCCTGCGCCGGCCCCCATGTCAGGCAGCGTCATCGCCTGGCGCGTCAGATCGGCGGACTCTCTTGCGCGTTGCAGAACGTAATCCGCAACTTGCATTTTGTAGTCTTCCACTGAGCGAACGTAGGCCAGCTTGCGGCGCTCAATGTCGTCAATCTCGCGGGAAGTTGTGCGCTTGTAATCTTCGGCGTCGCGGTTGAGCTTCGCCATCGCAAGCTCAAGTTTTTTGCGCGACTGTTCAATATCTGCTTCGCCTTCCATCCGTGTCCGCATCACCTCGCGGACATTACTAAGCAACTGCTGCTCAAGCCCAACGGCGCCAGCGAATGCCTGACGCAAATTGAGATCCCCGCTTTCAATGCGGTTCTGCGCCCTGCCCCTTCTGTTTTCGATTTCTTTTTCTGCCGCCTGCTGGCGAAGGTCAAATATCCGCTGCTCTTTCTTGTAGTTGTAGTCCGCAATCTCTTTGTTGATTTCTGCGCCATCGCGCTGCAAGTCATAGGCTTGCCGTTGCAGCTTGAACGCCTCACGATATGCCGATTGCACTTGGTCCGCAATCTTGCGCGATTCCTGGACTTGAGTTTCTACGTCGGCAGCCGCTTCCTGTGGCGACAGCTTGACTTTTCCGCGCTCGCCAGCAAAACGCCGCGACAGTTCCTGCCGCGAAAGTTCATTTAGCCTTGCGTCAAACGCTTTTTTATCGCCAAACGAACCAAAAGGCCCTCTGGCGGTTTCCCTGATCGCCTGAGTGCGAAGCTGCTCAAACTTGTTTGGGTCAAGCCTTTGCAGCCTACTTTGATTGGCAAAGCCGCCAATGTCGTCAGCGGCAGACCCAAGAAATTCGACAAACCCCTGAAGGACAGGTATCAGGCGGACTTGGATCTCAGCGGCAATGGCACCCCATTGCTCTTGCAGATTTTTTTGCGCTGCGTCAAGCTGGGCCAGTTCCGTAATTGCGCCAGGGCCGAGCCTCTTTTGCACCTCTCTTAGTGCAAGCGTTTGCGCGTCATAGGCGCGGCCGACCGATTGCAGTTGCTGAACCTGGAACTTAATACTGTCGCTAACACGAAAACCGCTTGCCTCCAATGCCGCGATGGCATCAGTGGGGCTCTTAAGCGATGCAGCGAGTTCTTTCAAGCTAGAGGACGTGTTATCAACTGCCTGGCCGACCGCAGTACCGACCAGCGACAGGCCAAAGCCAAACGATCCGCCGATCAGGCCGCCCGTGGCGCCACCGGCAAAGCCGCCGATCGAGGCCCCCAGGCCCTGCCCGAACAGCAGCGGGAAGGCGCCACCGATCAAGCCCTCGCCAATCGCCTTGCGGGCGTCGCCCCGGAAGAATCCCTGTTGGCGCTGCTGGCGCTGCTGGCGCTGCTGGGCGGCCTTCCAGCGGGGCGAGCCCACCATCGTTGGCGTGCCCATGATGGGAGAGGCGGGACCGCGAACTGAGGCCCCAGTGGTCTTGACGGATTCGCCAAGCCTGCGAAGATCGCTAGTCAGCTCAAGGACTGAACGCTTAAAGCCCTCTTGAGCTTGTACGCTGGTTTTAACCGATTGGCTGTAGGCTTGATTTAATTTTTGCTCAGCAGCAGCAGTATTTGCGCCTTTTGCAGATAGCTGATTGAGACGATCCTGGAACTTCCCGAGGATTTCCTGTTTTCTGACAAAATCGGTTACGGCTTTTTCAGTCCTGCTTACAAATTCTGGCGATCCCGGCATGTTGGCCGTTCCGCGAATGGGGCTAGAAATTTGCCGCTGCTTTGCTACGCGCTCTTGCTGCTTGCGCTGTTCCTCCAGGTAGGCCGGCGAGCCTGGCAAATCCTTCCTCCCGCGAATTGGCTCCCGTGGCCCGCCAAGGCGAGCGGATCTTGCTACCGCTGCCGGAGATCCGGGGATATTGGCCATGCCGCGAATTGGCAGCGACGGGCCGCCTGCCCTTACTGCCCGCTCAAGCTGCTTGCGCTGTTCTTCCAGGTAAGCAGGAGAGCCAGGAAGATCCTTGCGGCCTTTGATGCTTTCCCGTGGCCCGCCCATGCGAACTGCTTTTTGCAGTTGCCTTTTTTGCTCTTCGTAATAAGCAGGAGATCCAACCAAGTCCTTTCTTCCGCCGATGCTCTCCCTGGGACCGCCTGCACGAATCGCCTTTTGCAGTTGCTGGGATTGCTGTCGGCGCTGCTCTTCTAAATACGCGGGAGAGCCCGGAAGATTTTTCCTGCCTCCGATACTCTCTCTCGGACCGCCAGCGCGAACTGCTCTTTGCAGTTGCTTGCGCTGTTCTTCGTAATAAGCAGGAGAACCAACAATCTCCTTCCTGCCTCCGATACTTTCTCTTGGGCCGCCCATGCGGACCGCTTTTTGCAATTGTTGAGATTGCTGCCTGCGTTGCTCTTCCAGGTAGGCCGGCGAACCTGGCAAGTCCTTTCTGCCTTTAACGCTTTCCCGTGGGCCGCCGGCACGAACCGCCCGCTGCAGTTGCCTGCGTTGCTCTTCCAAGTAAGCCGGAGAGCCCGGAAGATTTTTCCTGCCTTGGATACTTTCCCGTGGGCCGCCAGCGCGAACCGCCCGCTGCAACTGTTTTTGCTGTTCTTCGTAATAGGCGGGAGAGCCAACGACTTCTTTCCTTCCTTTGATGCTTTCCCGTGGGCCGCCCATGCGAACCGCTCTTTGCAGCTGCCGTGATTGCTGCTTGCGCTGTTCTTCTAGGTAGGCAGGAGAGCCCGGCAGGTCTCTACTTCCTCTAACACTTTCTTTTGCAGCATTTTTTAGGCCAGCCTTAACCCCGGCCTCTAAAGTTTTGATGATATTTTCGGCTTGGAACGATGCCAGTCTGAAAAGCTCTTGATCGCCACTTTCCGCAGCGCTAGCGGCTCGATTTACAAGTTGCCGCGCTCTTTGCACTCTCTGGCGCGGGAAAGGAGAGCGTGTTACGTTCGGGAATAAAAGCTCGCCAGTTTTTGGATCTCTGGCTGTGCCGCTTGCAGCCTCAAAAGATCGCAGCCTGTCGCCCAGCTTCCTTGCGCCAGAAAGTCTCTCTACCCTTCCCCTTGCAAGTCTGTTGGCCTCAAGCTGCGCTTCGTTGTAGCGGCCAAGAGCTTCTGACAGCGTGCTCAACTCAGCCGCTTGCTTTCTTGTGACTTTCGCGCTGAGATCGCCCGTAGCCGAAATAATGCGTTTCTGAGCAGCAAAAGCCTGCGTTATTTCAAACACTTTCTGTATGAGATTAGGCGCATTGGTTCCGCCGCCTCCGCGCCTAAACGCTTGCAGCCGCCGTTGATACTGAGCATCAAAGCTTTCAAGCCTTAACTGCTGCCCGGTTGCGCTAGCGCTTTCCGTAGCCCTTTTGAGCACTGCTTCTCTTTTTCTTGCAACCCTATCCGCGCCAAGCACAAGCGCTGGCAAAGTCCTTGATTGCAACCTTCTTCCTCTTTGGACTACGCCTTGCTGAACTAAGCGGTTTCTTTCTTGCAGCGCCTGCCCTAGCTCAAGCTGGGCATTTTGAGTATCAATATTTGCTGCTCGCAGCCTTGCGTTTGCAAGTCTTCTTGCGTTAGGCCCTGGGCCCTGCAAAAATGTGCCCCTTTGAGCGTTGCGCCTTTGTGCCGTGCTTTTAATGCTTTGCTGAGCAGACAAACGCTCTTGCCTGGTATTCGCAAGATCAGTAAAAGCCTGATTTATTTTGCCGCGATTTGCGTTTAACGCATTTCCTATGCCGGCAATCGCTTGGCGCACGCTATCAGCACGCTCCTCAATGCTTGCCAAGCGATCGTCAAGCTGCTCAATCTGGTTGAGCCCCTGAAGAGTAATCCTGACTCTGCCTTGATAGTCAGTCACGCCTTTACGTCTCAGGGCCGGAGCCCCACCTTAGCGCCTCTTTGATCGGCGGACAGGCGGGGCCGGCGTGGCTGAGGGATTCGGCAGTTGGTCGGCAAGAATGTCGAAGAACGCCGCCAGCATGATAATGTCGTCTTTTGTTGCATTGCGCTTGAGCTGAGAAGGTGTCATCCCCAGCTCTTTGCACAAGCTCAGGCGAATCATCAAAGCCGGATCACTCTTGATCGCCTCCTTTATCGCTTTTCGGATCTTCCTTCGCCAGCACGCCCCCGTTGAACACCAGCGCTTCCATCATTGCGGTCAGATCGCTTTTCGCGTATTCCTGCCGCATCGTGGGAATGTCAGCAAGCGCGAACATTTTTTGGCCGTCCTCGTACTCGGCCTTGTTGACCAGCACGCGCAGGCCGTAAGCATTGCTGCGCTTGTCATCGGCGACAGCCTCTCTGATCTTTTCGTCCTCAGCTTCGGTCAGCGGCACGAAGAACAGCTCGATCACGTCGCCAGTGCTGAGCGTGATCTGGGCCTTGCGGCGCTCGCGGGTGCGCTTGAGCAGTTCCTTGATGTTCCGGGCGGCCATGGGTGGGCTGGCTTGAAAGCCGAATCATAGCATGAGCAGGCCACAAAAAAGCGGGGCCGAAACCCCGCCGGTCGGTTGCTTGCGATGCCTCAGGTCGTCAGGCCGAAAAGATGGGTGGGCTGAGCGCTGATTCGGAAATTCACCGAAACTTCCGTGGGCGTCTCTTCCTGGCTGATGCCAGTGTCGAAGCCGAGCAGAATGACCGGGAACTCGCTGTAGAGCGAGGCCGCGTCATCGACGGTGGTGCCGCCGGTAGCGGCAACGGCGTTGAAATACGCCTTGAGAATCGCTCCGCTTTGGTCGTTGAAGAGGGAACCCTGAATAATCCGGTTGTTGAAGGCCGTGAGGTCTTCGACCAGTCGCAGCGTCAGAGTGCCGCTACCATCGGCGAAGCCGGACTGATAGGAGCGGAAGCGGGCCATCTTGGGGCCAGCAGTGCCAGACGTGGGCGTACAGGGAATCGAAGTTTTGTCAATCTCGCCACGGGTCACCGTGAGAGTCACCGAGGGCACTTCGCACATCGCAAATGCGCTGGCAAAGCTCATTTCGATATGGTTGCCCGCGCCAGCGGTGTCAGCAGTGCCGGTGCCGCCATCGGCCGTGATCGTGATAGCGGTTCCGCCAACAGTGGCAGAAACCTCAACGGTGGTCGCAGTGGGACGCGCCTTGATGTAATAGACGGTACCAGGAGTCAGGGCGCTGACAAGGTTGGCCGTTCCCTTTTCGGTGAAGGTAACGGGATCGTCAACGCGAAAATCGGAATTGGCCGGAACGGTAATCGCGGTGCCGGCAGGAAAGTCGGTGAAATCCTTGAGGCACGCAAGAGTGCCTGGGGGCTTCATGGTAATCATCCCGTCCTGGCCGGTGAGGACGGTGGTTTGGCCGCAGTTGGTGACGGGCATCGGGCATGTCCGGCCCGTGGCCGGTGATGATGACTTCGATGCCTAGTCTAAGGTCTGACGGGCTACCCTGCCAACTCAGCCCGGCTGCGGGCCACCAGGGGCATAGAGAAGCGGGTGAAATGGTGGGGCCTGTCCTGCAGCTGGGCCTGGGTCGGGCCGGTGACTGGCCCCACGCGGGCGATGATCTCCTGAGTGATCGGCGGCACCGGACCGTTCAGTTCTGAGAGCGCCTGGATGATCGGGCTAGCAATCTGGATCCCGCGTCCGGGGCCGATGTTTTTGCGCGAATAAATCTCGCACACCAATGATCCGCGCACGTTCCACTGTGCCGGTGCGCCAATCACGGATTCTTGGATCAGGCCAAAATTCACTCGAATCAGGCAATACTCGTCAAGCGCATCAAAATCAACCGCCGATTGATTTTCCACATAGACTGGCACCGCGCCAGCTGCGTCAATCACGACTCTTTCGTAGACGCCACGAATTTGCTGGAGAGGGATCATCGCTTGCTTGCGGGACGAATGAAGCCGGAGCGGGCGCCCTGCTTGAACGCATTGGAAAACCCGCCGCCTTCCATATAGATAGAATACCAGTCTGATTCAGCGGTCGAAATTGCAGGTTTTTTGCCGGATTCAACCAGTGCTTCCATCGGCATGTCCACAACGTCGCCACGAAATTTGCCAACCCGAGCGCCAACGGCGACAGGGCTTTTAATCGGCCCTTCCTCCTGCCTTTGGAAGTCGCCGGGAATCAGGTCCATCGCCTCTTGCGCGTAAGGCGACGTGTTGCCAATCAAAATAGTTGGCGCACCCTTTTTCAGCTGATCGTCCGTAAAGCGCGGAACACCAACGCTTGCAAATACCTTGTTGCCTCTGCCCTCAACCTGCGAATACCAAAGCCGCCGGAATTGGCCGCTGTATGCAGGGCTGATCTTGTGCAGGTCGGACAAAATCTCGCGGGCGCCAGAGCGCAGCGCCTCGCCAGCAGCCTTGCGAATGTCCGGCGCAAGATTCCGCAGCTCATTGGCAAAGCCCCTTGGAGCTGGCCTGCGGCTTGCGCGTGGCCTGGTGGGTCGGCGTGCCATTATTCAGCCCTCGCAATGATTCTGCTGGCGTACATCGAAACCTGAGACCCAAGCTCTTCGGCGCTCTGGATTACAAGAGCTTTGCCGTCAAGAGTTGTGATAATCTTGCCGTCAAGCGTTGTGATATAAACCGCTTCAACCGACGGCTCGCCGCCGCTGCCGTAGCTGGTGATTCCGGTGATTTTCCATCTGCGCCCCAGGTATTGCAGGCGATCGTTTGTGCTGATCGGCCAAGCGACCGTTGCATGGTCAACCCATGCTTCTATTTCATTTTTTTGCTGAGTTCCGTCGCGCTCTCCGGTGTCCGTTTGGACGACAGCGCCGGCAGCCGGAATTAGCGTTTCCGTAACAGGAATCGTGCCGGTGACTTCATCGTATGCCCCTGGATTGACACGAACATAGGTGAGCGCCGTTGTCCGGTAGCGAGATACCATTTGGACAGCAAGTGGCCCTGCCCAGGCATCCTGGAGAGCGTTCATTTACCCTCGCAGCACAGGGATCAGAGAGTCATTGCCACGATCAATCCAGCAGCCGATCAAATCAAGCAGCCAGGGGTAAAGGCGTAGAACGGTTGGAGAATGACTACCAACACGTCTATCGCTTGGCAGCACGCGGGGCAAGCGGGTTTCCGTGGGCGAGAAAAACCACTGCTCAAACGGCCCCATTTTTTCTTTTGAGACAACCGGCTTGGGCAGTTGATCTGCGGCGCCAAAGACTGCCGTGTTATCACTGAAAAGCACCAGTGCAAGCTCTGACGCCGCAGCGGTGTAACTTGCCGTGAGTTCCTTGCCGCAGCACGTTGTCTCGTTCGTACACCATCGCAGTGTCCGCAAAGAATCCTGGGCGGACTTCAAGGCTTGCGCCTTTTGCGTGGCAGTCAGCGCCGCCCAGGCCGACGCCTTGAGCGTGGCCGCCATGTAGGTGTCCGCCTGGGCCGTCTCGATTAGGGCCGGTGGCGTGCAGTTGCAGACGACCTCGCCGGCCCCGTTGGGCGGGTAGACGTAGGGCTCGGCCAGGCGATGCCGCCACCAGCGGTTGCTCACGATCAGACCCCGACGACGCGCCAGGCGGCGCCGTTGTACCAGACGAGGGCCTTGGCAGAGCCGCCCCCTGTGGGCGCGGAGCCGGCGGCGGGCGACGTGGCGTCCGTGACGAAGCGGATCATGCCCAAGGTCGGCGTGGCGGGCAGGTTGGCCACGGTGACGCCGGCCTCAAGATCAAGCTGACCCTTTTTGGCCTTGAGGGAATTGAAGGAAGCCATCTGGTGAGATGCGGGGCTCAAGCCCCAGCATAGCCCGGATCAGGCCATGAAAAAGGGGGCTTGCGCCCCCAGTCTCCTGCCCACCCCTTCGGGTGCGCTCAGATTGTACCGCCGTAGGGCGAGTTGACCACCAGACGCACCGCAGGGATAAGGCGAGCGTCGCTGTACGCCAAGGTGTAGTTGGCGCCAGTGGCGAGCTGAGCGTTGGTCGGGTTGTCAAAGTTGGCGTTCCAGGAGGTGCCAACAACGTGCTGAACGTGATGGTAGTCGATCACAAGGCCATCCTGTTTGGACGGAGCATTGCGATCGGGCTCGATCTCCATGGGGATTTGATCGCCTTCCTGCATCACGCCAGCGCCGCACAGATAGCAGACAAACTGCCGCTGCTGGCCCGACGTTCCGATGATGGGGCACTGATCGTCAACCACAACATTCAGGTTGGCAAAAATGCCGATCTGCTGACTGCGGTTGACACCAGCCCGGTCACCGTCATACGCCAGGAAGCCCAGCTGCTCAAGATAAGCAGCGACCAGCGAGTGCATCACAATGGTTGTGATGTCGCTTTGGCGCTCATTGAGTTTGTAGCGTGCTTCGATGACGTTTGCGGCGGTCAGCCAGTTGGCATCGGTCGCACCAGTGGTAACCGACTTGTTGAGGTTGTTGGTCGCATTGAGCGGGCCGCCAGTGCCCAGCAGACCTTCCATCTGCGAGACGAATTTGGCGGTTCGCAGCTTGTCCATGGCCGGCGCAAGCTGATTCGCCAGAACCGCCATCGGATCCTCGCCAATGGCGAGCCGGCTCAGCTTGTCCACGGCATAGGCAAAGCCCCGATGGGTGATCGTGGCGTACTGCGTGGATGCCTGGATCTTCTGGAAGGTGAAGTGTCCCTCGCCGCTGGTGCCCCAGTCGTCGCCGGAGGTCATGCGCTCTTCCACCGGGTTGAGCGGCTTGAAGAACGGAGCCTCGATCCGGGTGCCGGTGGTAGCAGTCAGGCCGGGATTGGTTGCGATGATTCCCGAACGGATCATCCGCGACTGCAGAAAGATTTGCTCCTGCAGGTATTGGGCGAACGGAGCGGAAGTCGCAAGCCGCGTCAGGCTCGCAACATCACTCTGAAACGTTCCGCCCAGGTTGCCGAGATAGGCCACTGGAAGAAAAGCGATGGTGAGTTTGCTGTGACACTGCCGCGCAGCGGAAGTGTTGGTGCCTTGGGCTCAGCGCAGCCTCACCCTTTGGCGCGAGCGCTGCTCGCTTCCGCTCTTAGCTTAGCAGCCGTGTCGGGGTCTTCAAGCTCAAGCTGAATCCGCTGTGTGACACTGCCGCCGGGAAGGTATGGGTTGCCGGAAAGATCCACAGCGCCGCCGGCAGACGGCCTGGAGCCCATGCCGCCAGCGCCCTGCTTGGGCTTGAAGTGGTAGGCATACTCGGGATCGTTTCGCAGCTTGGCCGCCAACTCGGAAGGCGCAACTTCGGCCCCCTTGTAATTCACAACGGTTTTGCCGTTGGAATCTTTCACGGCAGACGCAAAAAGCGTCCACAGCTGAGCCGGCACAAACGCTTCGCCGGCCAGAGCAGAAACAAAATCTGACTTCAGCCTGTCATTGATGCGCTCTTGCGCCAGCTCAAGTTTTTCCTGCTCAAGCCTTTCCTTTTCCTTCAGAAGCGCCTCCTTTTCTTTGCGCTCCTGCTCCAGTAGCTCGGCGGTTTTTCCTTGCTCCTCAAGCTCTTTTTTCTTGCGGGCCTCCTCTTGATCCTTCAGTTGCTGCAGCTCGGCCAGCAGCTTTTTCTTTTCCTCCAGAATCTCCCCCTTGTTGCCGTCAACCGCAGCAAGGCGCTGTTTCAGCTGCTCGGCCTCAGCGGCTTTGGCCTGCAGTTCGGCGATCTGTTCGGGAGTAAGCGACATGAGTTGGTTGGTGGGCGTGCTATAGTGTACCGCATAGCCACCCAAAACACTCATGGCAACTCCGGCAAATCCCGCAGCCTCCAAAGCGCCCGCGCCCGCCCCTGCGCCGGAAGTCGCAACGGAATCCGACGTTGAAGCGCCGGTCGTTGAGCTTGTGAGCATCGGCGGGCTTGTCATCGAGAAAACGATGTATCCCGATGGCGAGTGCGAAACCCGGACGGTGCGCGAGCCCGCCATTGCACCCGAGCTGGTCCGCTCAACCCGCGCCAGTCAGCGCAGACAGGGCCACTGAGTCGCAAGGCCCCATTCAGCCCCCGCTTGCCGGGGGCTTTTTGCTGCCGGCGATCAGCCAGGCAACGTCGGCTGCTGCCGTGCCTGGAGTTGCATCCTCTGCTGATCCAGCACTTCCTGTTTCGCCGCCTCCTTGAGCTTCTGCACATTTTCAAGCAGCTGCTTCATGTCCACATCTTCTGGAATCCATTCGCCATGGAATAGAATCTTGTGGAACAATGCCGTGTCGATCTGGCCCTTCTCTTCAAGCGAACTTAGTACGCTCACATCTTGGCCCAGCAGACGGTAGAAGTCAAAGTCCTGGCTGATGATAACCTTGGGAGGTTCAATGCCACGATACTCGCCGGCAATCCTGAACGCTTCATTGAGCGCATCTTGAAGCTGACGTGCTGCTGTCGCAAGCACGCAGTTTGCCTGCTGCTGGTCAATTCGCTTGGCGTCCGCACTTTCAGCGACAAACTTTTGCCCCAGCAGCTTTGTGACGCCAAGGTGCGAAATCTCGTTTTCAAGCCGATCCAGCAACTCGGCCTGGGCGGCAAACGAACCAGCATCGCATTGAACCCAGTACGCTTTTGTGTTGGGGTTCATATTGATGGCATAGTTCAAGCCGGTTACAGCATCTTTGCCGTCGTAATCTTCCAGCACCAGCAAGCCGATTGCCGCAACGTGCAAGGCGTGCATAATGTCAGCCAGCCGCCGATAGTGGGCGATATTGAGGTACGCCACGTCTGCCAGGGGCGGCGACGCGCACAAGAAGCCTTCTTTTTCGGCGTAGATGTTGACAAGCGGAATGTAGTCAAGCGCATAGGCGCCATTCGGCTCGACGGGCTCCGATTTATCCGCCTCAAAAACCTCAAACGCGCCAGGCACGATCACATGAGCAACTGCAACGTACTCTTCACCGTACTTTCCATCGTCGCGCTTGATTTCTTCCTGGTAGCGAAACATCGTCAGCCTTGCGCCAGGGCTGTCGTTTTCTCGCCGGCAGCCAAGATACTGCCATGGATCCACCGGCACGAAATACGGCCGCAGCGGATCAATCTCGTCCGCAGCAGTCACCGCATCACGCTTTTGCGCGTCAACAATTAGCGATGACATGCCATAGGTCAACGCAACTTCCAGCCGCTTTTTGGCGAACTGATCCAGCGATGTCCCGTCCCCGTCAACATCCTTCCTGAACTCTTCCTGCCACCACGGGTCGCCACCTTCCAGCTGGATGCTACGCCGCAGCACCATTCCCGCAGCGTTGCTAATCAGCCGCTTCACAAACGGCGCCAGCACTGACAGGTTGACGCGGGCTTGCCACGGGTCATTGCCTTTTTCGTCAGGCTGCTCTCTTGGCTCACGCGGCAAATAAACTTCCGCGTTGTCATGCAGGTATCTCGTGCCGCTGGTAACGGCCTGCATAATCTCCCAGTCTTCCCGCATCCGCAGGATTGTGAGATCCATGAAGAACGGGCTATCCTTATCAGTGTACCGCTTGAGCGTCAGTCTTACTCTTGTGGCGTTCATCGCGGTGCGGCGTTTGACAACAGTTTAGCCTGTCCGGGTCGCCGAACACAAGCTACACTCAGACTACAGCCCCTAATTTGATGCCAGCACAGATACAGCCACGGGAAAGCGGCGATTTTCTGGCCGGCAAGCGGCAGCTGTCACTGCGGGCGATGCAGGGGCGCATTTTCCGCGATCGGCGCCGCTTCCGCGTCGTGCTGGCGGGCCGGCGGGGCGGAAAGACGGTGCTCGGGGGCGTCGAGCTGCTGCGGGGCGCTGCTGAGCGTAAAGGCGTTTACTATTACGTCGCCCCGACTTACCGGATGGCGAAAGATATTGCTTGGGATACCTACAAGTCTATTATTCCTGAGCGCTGGATACGGAAAAAGAACGAATCCAACCTGAGGATTGACCTAATCAATGGGTCCGTCCTTTACCTCAAGGGCTCGGAAGATCCAGACGCGCTGCGCGGCCCTGCTCTTTCTGGCGTCGTTCTTGACGAGTGCGCGTTCCAGCAGGAATACACATGGCGTTCCGTCATCCGGCCGGCGCTGTCTGACCGCAGCGGCTGGGCTCTATTCACGACCACCCCATCGCCAGAAGGCACCGCCGGATGGTTCTATGAGCTAATCTTGCTGCTCAAGCACGCCGATCTTGCGGATCCTGGGCTGGAACGACTTGATCCGCAACAGTGGACGCTTTACGAATACACCAGCCTGCAAGGCGGCAACATTCCGATCAACGAAATTGAGGAAGCCCGCAGAACACTTGCGCCAGAAGTGTTTGAGCGCGAGTACGAGGCCAAGATTTTGTCGAATACGGGCCTTGTCGCATCGTGTTTTTCGATGCTTAACGTCGATTCGACCATTGAAGACAACGAAGACTTGCCATTGTACGTTGGGATCGACTTCAACAACGATCCGCTCACTGCAGTTTGCGCCAATATCATCAAAGAAAACGGCAGGCCGGTCGAATTGCGTGTCTTTACGGAGCTGGCGCTTAAAAACGCGACCACATGGGATCTTGCAGACGTGCTGATCGAGAATTTTGGCGACAATCGCCGGATTATTGCGTGTCCAGACCCGACCGGCAGGCGCAAGCAGACTTCCGGCGTGGGTGTCAGCGACCATCAGATTCTCAGAAAAGCTGGAATCACTGTCTACGCGCCGGACAGTCCGTATAACACCGCCGACGGCATCCGAGCCGTCAATGCAGCGCTCAGAACTGCTGACGGAGAGGTTCACACAAAGATTCACCCGACCTGCCGCGAGCTAATTAAGTCGTTCAGAACGCTTGGCTACGCTGAGGGCACCCGGATGCCAAACAAAAAGCTCGGCGTCGATCACTCGTTCGATGCTTTCAAGTATCTTGTGCTAGGCAAATTTAACCTCGCAAAAGGCGAAAGCGGTGTTCAAACTACGCATCGCATTTACTGAGGCCAAATTTATCGGCCAATTCTCTATACTTTCCCATTTTTCGTCGATTCTGTCTGCGGCAGCAGGTCAACGATCCTGTTGGCGAACCGCACGAAACGCCAGGTATCGGAGAAGGTCTGCTCGGGCGACTGCAGCGTGTGCCAGGTTTGGTCGCAGCTGCGACACCTGCGACGCCGCAGCCTTTCGCCGCTGTAGAGCGCATGGGTCTCCACGATTTTTGAGTCCGGGCTTGAGCAGTGCGGGCAAGCCGGGGCCAATGTATTCGTTTGCAAAGCTGTTGCTTGAAAGCTGAATCATAGCACGTTGCGGCCGGCGGGGTGTGGTATCATTGAGCCATGGAACGCCCCGAGCACTACACGATGGTTCGATGCGATGGCCAGCCTGGCTGGAAGCTGCCGTATCCGTTTGGCGCCATGCCATCATCGGGCCGTGTGGTGCTGGTTGACCCCAGCGGCGTCACCCGGCTTGTCAGCCGCAAATCCATCACGAAGCACTGAGCATGTTTGACGAACCTGAACTCTTCCTGCCGTCTGGCGAATGCCGCAAATCTGTCGAGTCCGGCAGCAAGCCGCGCCTCGATCTGCTGCCAACCGCTGCGGTTGAGCAGGTTGCTGCAGTGCTTACTTACGGGGCCGGCAAGTATGAGGACAACAACTGGTGCCGGGGTGCCCGCTGGGGCCGGTATTACGCTGCGCTGCTGCGGCATGTATTTGCCTGGTGGCGCGGTGAAGATTGCGACCCTGAAACTGGCCTGTCGCACCTTGCGCACGCTGGCTGCTGCCTGCTGTTTCTGATGGAATATCAGCGCAATGGATGGGGCCGGGATGATCGCTTCAAGGGGCCGGATAGTGGTGCGTTCACAAAGAGCGATGGAACTAATTAGCTGTATTTTCTAAAAATTCTGGGAGAATGGGCGGGGCTTGCTTTTGCAGATTCGACCCCTGCCCCCCCTTTTTTTTGGGGCGTTGTGGTGGTGGGGTTGCTTGCTGGGAGGTTGGTGGCTGGGTGGAATTATTTGCTGAGAGGTTGGGAGAGAGGTGGAGGGGGTATGGGCACCCGCCCCGCATACCCTAAAACCGCAACCCTGCCCCCTTCGCTATAGCAAAAGGGAGCAGAGTCTGACGCGGTTTGGTTATGGTTTAACCGTAAGGATTGATTCTTACAAAGGCAAGATGATAACGGGCAGGAATGACGCAAGAATGTCGGCCAGAATCGCGGAGGAATTTCATGCGGCGCAAGGCATCGCCGGGAGTGGCGAATTCATCCCCCAGCGCTGACCGATCAAACCGATCAGCGAAAGCAGGGTGGCCGCAAGTCGGGCTGTAGGCAACGGGAAGGAGGTTCATTGGTGCGCTGGTGTGGTTGACTCCCATACTATAGGCTCCCATGCAACGGGTCGGCATGGGAGCGCAACACTTGTTAGCAACCGCGCAGGCCGCGCAACCATGCCACAAGCTCAGGCGGCAAACACTTAATAGCACGTTGCGCCGTTGTTGCGTGTTCGTGCCAGGACTCCGCTAGCTGATCCTGCTGATATGGCAGCAATGCGTATGGCGTATTATGATAATCTTCATACGCTTTTCTGGTCTGAAAAGTATCAAAATAAAGCAAGTGACCAGCAATAGCAGACAGTGCCTCACTGATGCCGGGATCCACTAACTGCGTGTGCGGCTTGAAACACCTAGCAAAAGCGCAGTGTTTCTCCACTGCGCCAGGCTTGCCAATGTAGACAGTAAAAGCGCTAACGTAGTTTCCGTAATGGTCCCGCGCTGGCACTCCGCTAGGGAGGCTAGCGTAGCACAGTGAGACTACCACGAGGCCGAAACTTTCTGCCCGACGTTTGGCAGCATCATGCGGGAACCTGTCAAGCGTGAGACGGAATGGAGCGGAAGCGTTGGCCATAGTTGCGGGTTGCATGATTGACTGCTCCCACAAGCTAGCACCGATTAACAGTGGCAGCGTATGGGAGCTTAACAGTTGTTAATGGCGAGAGGTGGCAGGCTGAGATGGCGCTAGAAAATGCGTCCTATCCTCTCCGCTAGAATCGCTGGCGATAAAATAACGGATTGTCGTTGGCTGCCTATTGCCGTCCAGCCAAAAATGGCCGCTTGGCAACTGTTTCATTTTCTGTTCATCGCAACGGACAGACTCTGGCAAGTCTGACCATGAAGAATAGAAAACGCCATTAAGCCAGCGGCCAAACAGTTGATTTTCGGCCAGGATTCTGTTTCTAGTATGATGCCAAAGAAAACGGATCGTTTCTTTGCGCTTTTCTGCTAAGCATTGATAATTGGCAGACTGAAGAATAGAATCCCGCCAAACCGCCTGCATCTGCTCCATAGTCAGGCAGCGATTCTTGGCACAATTCCATTCGTACGTGATCCGCCAAGCCAGAGTGTCCATGGCGGCACACTGTTTAGAAAGCGATGAAGGCATGGCAGGCTGAATGATTGACTGCTCCCACAAGCTAGCGCCTGAATGGCACGGCTAGGGATGAATGCTTAACAGTTATTCATAATCTGCAACGGCGGCCAGGCTGACCAATACATCCCGGCAAGCCGTGGAAGGATAACGAAACACGCTAACGAGTCCGCGCCGCTCCAACGAGTCTACGATTCTCCTATTCTCTCGCGTTCTGTAGTTAAAATGATGCGGCTTGCCTATCTTGGCGAGAAAGTCAATCGCCCGTTGTTGCTTGTGGCCTAGCTTGCTTGGCTTCATGGCTTGAATGAATGCGCTTGAATGTATGAATGGGCGCCCATGAATGGCTACCGGCAACATGCCAGGGCAAACATGCTGTAGCACTCTTCGACCGGGCGCCCGCGCAAGTCTATCGACCGGTAGAAATACAGGGCGCATCCTCGCGGGTCGCATTGGTGATACACCAAGCCGCCGCATTGCGCCGCTAGCTTGCTTGCCTCCTTGAGCAAACGGGCCTCTTGATTGGGGATGATGCCGCCCTTTACGGTACAGCTGCCCCAGCGGTCGGGATAGTAGCGGCGGGGGCGCTCTTCGCCGGGATTCTCAGGATCCTCTTCCCATTGAATCGCACCGTTACATTCATCTTCTGCCCACCTATGCAAACGGCGCTGAATGGCGCACAAGCGGTCAAAGATTGCAGCAGGAATCCGGGTTTGCGTTGCGGTTGGCATGGCGGTTTAACTGTTGAATGAATGACTCCCACACAATAGCAGGGAAACTTGCGCCGTGTGGGTAGGCGCTTAACAGTTGTTAGCAGTCTGCAGCAGCAGAGCGCCAAGCGGCCGGCGACCAGATAGGGTCCGGTTGAATCGCTCCAGCGCGTTGGCGCCACGCATTAAAAGCGTCAAGCTCCGGCCGGCTTGAGCAGTTGCGGCAAGCGGCGCTGTTGTTGTCGGTTTCGCCGCAATACAGACTGCGGCAGTTCATCGGATAAAAGCGTGTTTCAGCCATGAATGCTCCGGTTGAATGACTCCCACACAATAGCAGGGAAACTTGCGCCGTGCGGGTGAGTGCTTAACAGTTATTCACACTTTCGCCAGCGATGGCACGCGGGCTTTCATGGCCTGAACTTGCCGAAACGCTTTACGGGCAACCGCCAGCTTTCTGTATGTTTCGCTTCTCCTATAGTTGCCTTCCCACCATGAAACGCGATAAACCAGCCTGTCACAGTGGAGAGCATCAAGAATAATTGCGTCTTCCTCGCTTCCGGCGGTTTCAATGTATCCGCAGCTCAAGGCGTAAGGCGTGAGCCATCCGGCTTTGGTTTGATGGCTGGCCATGGGTGCTCCGGTTGAATGACTCCCACACAATAGGGCATGAATGCAGCGGGCGCCCATGAATGCTTAACATTTAGTCGCACAACGGGGCCGGTCTCAGGCCGTCTCACATGAGACTCACTGCGCCGCAATGAGTCTCACTGAGACTCGCCCTCAGTCTCACCCGTCTCAGCCTGAGACTCAGCGCTTGTCTCACTCGTCTCAGCGGCTGAGAGCGCCGGGGCCTCGCTCTCGATTGAGACGGTCAGCACCAGATCCTCTTCCGCCAGGCCGGCGCTCTCCCGCAGCTCCCCAGCAATCTCCCCAGCCCGCTCCAAGCCCTTGAGCGCCGGCCCCCAGTCGCCAGCCGCTAGGGCGCCCTGAATGGCCGTCTGGCGGGCCGCAGCGACCTGAGCGCGGCGCAGCTCGGGGGGAGCGCTCTCAGCGGCGATCAGCAGCCGCTCAGCGCCACGTTGGGCACGGGTGAGCAGTCGCGGCGACAGGCCGGCATGGGCGGCAGCCAGCTGCCAGCGAACCTGAATGGGAAACAGGCCCCGGGCGTACCATCTGAACGCTTCTTGAATGAGCGCGTCTAAATCGGGGGGCTGATCTTCTGTGTCGCTGCCATCCCAGCTGGCGACCCACGATGAATGCGTCCGCAATAAACGCTCACTGTCCGGCAGGAGGTGAACCGGGATTGCCTGCCGCGTGTTCAGAGGTTCCATGCGTGCAACCTAACTCGCTGAATGGTACGGGATAAATCGGCGGCGCACCGCTCTTTTACGGCCGGCAGGGGGTGGGGGATTGATAGGTTCAGCTTATAGGGGTGTAAACGTACTGGTTTTCCGCTACCAGCTGCTCAAAAGCCCCTAGGGGCCTGCAGTGCTTAGAAAATAGGATCAAGAATATATAGAGTCCGTGTTTTACTACTTTTGTAAATGTATTTACTGTCTCAAAGTGAGTCTCATTGAGACCGTATCACCCTGAACATAAAAATCGAAATTTTTTCTCTTAGGCGATCAGGAATGTTATTTGGGTATCAAACCCCTTGCGCCACGGGGCTTTTGGTCACCCCAGCGGGCGAACATTAGGATCAGGTGAGAGAGGTTTGATAAGGCTGAGCTATGAGCGGGCCTGATCCCGAATGCACGCCCTGCCGGCCGAATAATTGGCAGCAAAAAGGGCCTAACGCAATCGCCAGGCCCCTAAGTCGGTGGTGATGTAGCAGCGTGCTAGAGCAGGGACGGCCTGATTTCGACCACAGCTGTCGAGTATCCCGCGCCGGCCGGATCAAACGGCGGGGCGCCCGTGGGATCCCGCAGGATAATCTTGCCAACATGGCAGCCAAGTTTTTCCGACCACACCGGCTGAGTGTTTTTGTAAAACAGTCTTTCCAGCAGGTACAAGTTAGAACCGCTGTAGCCAGGCGAGAGTTTTTCGTTAATGTCGTCAAGCGTCTTGCGGAAACTGCGCCCTTCCTTTGTGTAGCGCAATGGCTCTCCAATCAGCTTGAGATACCATCCAAGATCCCACGACAAAAACTCAGTTTCAGCCAATGCACCATCGGCAACAAAGTAAAGCTCCCCATCCACAACGATGTAAGGATCCTGGCTCCAAAACGCATCTCCAAATCCCTGCCGGCAGTAAATGGTAAAGCCGATCTCTCCGTTGATGCTGTGCTCTTCCTGTGAGGTGTGATAAGTGTACGCCTTCACAAACTTGTGCCGAACTTCCTCAAAGCCCCATCGCTCAATATTGTAATCTTTCTCGATCCATTCGATCAGCTTGCTTTCGTTGTCGTCGTTCAGCTCAAAATTAAGTTTGAGCGGATCGCCCAGCTCTTCGATCAGCGAGTTGCGGCAAATGCGGAAACCCGAGAGCTTGGCGTTGTCTTCGTCTCGGATGATGGTTGGCATGACTCCTGTGCCGGTTGACTCTGCAATAATAAGCGCTCAAGCGGCGAAGCGCAATGCTTGCCTCTTGAGCGCTTAACACTTTGCAAGGTGGCTCAGCGAATCACGATACAGCCCGGCTGCTTGCTCCAAAACGGTTCATAGGCAAACGGAACGTCCCACCACTGGGCACCATCTTTGGAATAGAAAAGAGTAGCGCTATGAAATTTTCCAACCCAAACATGTCGCTCAATAATAGGCCGCGACTGGGGAGTGACCTTAACGTAAAGGTCGCTTTCGTGGTGGTCGATTTCACAGCCTGCGGCGATCAGATCAGAGTAAAGAGACATTGGCTTGTGTCGAACAATGGAATCTTAGCGCAAGAATGGGCAAGCGCTAACGCCTGCCCATGATGCCCTTAACACTTTGCAAGGTGGCTCAGTCGGCCTGCCTGCTCCGCGCTTGCACCGGCATGAGCAAAAATTCCATCATCACGTTCGCCAGCCTTGCGCTCGGATCGTCAATCTCTGACGTAAATTTCAGAGCGGTTGTGGGCGTATTGCATTCCATGGCAAGCGTGCCATTCCATGAGTAGCGACTGACTTCTGTGAGAAATGTTTTGAGCAATTCAGCATTGAAATGAATTGGCGCCGCGCTGCCAGTGAAACGATC